CCTCTTTATAGCATTGACTAAGATTGATACGATTTAAGACACAATTTAAATTTCTATCTTCTTTAATTCTGAAATTGTAATTAAATGAGTTCAGTTACTAGAATTGCAGTGACTACTTCTGGCCGATAGCCGACCTCTGGGGGTTAACCTCAACACACCCGTTCAAAATGTGGCACATCCACAAATCCTTTGAAATTTCCACCCCATCTATTCTTAGGGTCTAGGCTTTCCCAGTATTCGCCAACCGTACGGATGAGATCTTTATCCCAGACAAGTTTTCCATTCCAGAAGAAATTGAAATCAATAGCGCAGCGCCTTAGATGATTGCTGTTCATTGTTTTAGACCTACCGCTTTTGAAATAGATCTCTTGCTGCTCTGGTGAGCGCCAAAGCTCCCCACCAGTGATTACCCATCCTTCTGCAGCTGCAAACTGAATGAGGCGACTGACGTCAATTAGGAATGCTGCCTGCTCTTTTACTAAATTGCTCATTGCTCTTCTTTTTTGTTTAAGCCATGCATACGCATCTCAAAGATCTTTTCTACCGATCTACCGCCAAAGTAAGCCAGCATGACTAGTTGCCCCCATTCTCCTAGGAGCTTTACATAAGCCTCATTGATATCAATTCCCATGGCGGAGAGCAAAGCGAACAAGAGGTAGGCCGTGAGGATGTACACCAATGTACCTGGACGAATGTTCTTTGATAACTTGGAATCGCTGCCCATATCTGATTGCCAGCGCTGCGTGGCATTCTCTTGTGAAGCACGATGCATCTCCGCTAGAAGCTTGGATTCCTCAATCTCCAACTCCTTTTGCTTGAGCGTGTATTGCAAAAGGAGTTGCTCTTGTTCAATCTCTAGCTGCTTGAGCTTAATGAGATCTTCCTGACTGGGGTTGTCTGGAATACGCGCACCAATCTTGCTCTCAATAAATTCCTTACCTTTAGCCTGGACCGCGCCCGCAAGTAGACCAAGGCCATTTACGGCCAAGGTTTGTACTAGAGAGGCGATGATTGGAAGCATGTCATTAGTTCTTTTCTTGATGCTTGGAATATGGAAGTCCACCGCCCCACTACCGCCAAGGCTTTTAATTGGTGTTGGCAGTGGGGCGCAGTTACGCGCGCCCACACACCATGGTTACTTCAACACCCGCAGCCGCACCCAAACACCTGCTGCTAGCGGTGGTCTTCCCTACTGCTAGCGTTTCTTGGCTCCTTTAGTTTCTGGTGACTCTTGATGAGGTCCTGCTTGATCAATAGTCTCTTCTAATGCTTTCTCTTGCGCTGGAAGCTGACCCTCTTTCATCAAGCCCTCCACGATCTCCATTAGGCGATCGCCATCATCCTCACCAAAGACTTTGGCTACGACCTCATGGCCATACTTAGCGCATAGGCGGTCGTACTCCTGCTCTGGAGTAATGGTGGTCTTTGAAGGGCGCTCGAACACCGTGACGTTCTCGCGCCCAAAGAGATTGCGAAGGATATTAGTTTCATACGGCGGTACGTACACATGGATGGTTGTGAAGGCATCTCTGCGCACTACCGCTTCCACCTCTTTAATTTGGAAGTCGCTATGAATGAGCTCTTTATGGTTCATACTGTTGTTCATTTCTTCCTCCTTATTGAATTGCCAATACCGCATGGGCATTCGCTCGTGAGATAGATAAAGCGCAGCGCAGATTAACCATGGCATACATTGCCAAGGTATCGTGCGGACGGATTGGGGCAACGATGTCTAGATCGTCATCGCGCAGCTTCATAAATCGAGTGTTGAGGAAATAACAACGCTTACTCCACTCCACCGTGCGATTAGCCATGGCATCAAGCTCATCAAACTGTGGATCCCAGATGATCTCCACTCCTTTAAAAGCTAAGCCAGTGTTAACGCCTGCTCCAACGCCAGCATCGATGTACTTGGTCTCACCTGATCCAGCGATATGAGTCACTGTCACCTGCTTGCGATAGGTATCAATGAACTTACCCCCAGCGATGATGAAATCAGGGCTACCGCCATGTTTAATACATTGACGCCATGCAGTTTCCATCTCACCTACTAAGTTCCCTGGCGATGTTGAGGCAATGTCTTTGACTGCGTAGTTACGCCAGTAGCTTGCTTTGGCTCGATCAATACCGCCTACTGTGCCAGCATCAGGCGCTAGGCTGACTAGGCTATCTAAACCAACTACTGCATCTGCGCCGTGTGAGCCGTCGCGGTGTAACTCTAAGTCCAGCTTATTGAGGAATCCTTCTCGTAGGACTTCTAATTGCTCATCCAAGAGGTTGATTAGTTGTACGCGTTCGTTGTATTCGAGCTGAAAACCTCGAGCCCCGCCTTCACGCACTTTGATCCCGTTACTGAATAAGCGGTCATAGTCAATATAGAGACCATCCACCGCCCTACGCCACGGGAAGGAGGCTTGCTCAGTGGTATTGCGTTTATTGAACTTGACCGTCTCTTCTCCAAACGCCCAGCTAAAGTTACTGCCGTGTTCTTTGCGGATATTTTCGACTACGTTCTGTTTTGCGCCTAATAAGCTCTTACGCCCCTCCATGAGTTTTTTAAGGAAAGGTCTCTCTACAGCGATTTGATCGACTGGTAGATTGCGTAAGTACTCATCTAAGGAAACCTTAGCTAACTCTTGCAAGTCTGTATTTGAAATTGGCATATGCCACCCCATCAATAGTTATTTAATAAATTGGTTGGCTTCAATACCTGGTGATGGAGCGTGAACCCATCCATTGCTACGCTACTAGGCGCGACTCTAGCTTTAACGCATTGACATGAAGCAGTAGATAGAGTGTTTAGCTCTCTCTACATGAATTGATTATTGGGGTACTTGGTAAGGGGTTTGGATATTTCTGGGGTTTTTATTTGCAATGAACCCACTTCTGCTTCTATGGTCAAGGCTCCTTTTTGTCACCTTAACCATCGAAATAGTGTCTTTTAGGCATCGCACATCAAGGTAAGCTTCGCCACCCCTCTGGGGTGACCTTGATTTTGCAGGCAGTGTCGGTAAATTTTTAGCCAAAGAAAAAGGGCCCGAAGGCCCTTTCCTTGAGATCTTATGGGATCTCGCTGCGAGGCTCTGTTACCCCTGCTGGCTTGCAGGACCTATTGCTAGGCAGCTAGTTCGTATACTCACTCGCTCTCGAACTGTCTTTGTAAGATTATTACCCCCTGAAAAACTTTTGTCAAGATACCCCCAGCACATCACACACCAAGCCCTTAAAACGCCATTTTTGCGCATTTTTACCAGACTTTAACGGGCTGATATAGGCACTTTTGACATAAAGTTTTAAATCTACAGCATTGGCACTTCCCATCCTTTCTAAGCTAAAAAATATGGAATACGGCTGTGGTCCATTCGGCGAATCAATCACAATCTGCGATACATAGGTGTAACTTTTATCTGACCGATAAATAAGCCCGTTTAACAAAGTCTGCATTACTGTAGGTAAATGCTTTGAGCACTGGTAACGTAGCGGATCAAAAGCTCTTAACTCTCTGAGATACCTATAGACATGCTCTTCACGATGTTTGCTTGAGTCAAACTCCTCTGTAAAGCAGTGACATCCAAATGTCACGAAAATTTGGATGGCCTGATCCACACGATTGATTGCCAAATCAAGGCCCAAGGTAATTGGCTTTAAGTGTTCAAAAGTAAAAAGCTGCCCTTGAAACTGCTTGTGTGAAAAATCACTCATGACCTAGTAATAGGCCCTTAAATTCCCATATTGCCAAGATGCTGGGCTATCCGGTCCATTGGTTGCTCAGAGCTAGCTACTGGCGAACCTAGAGTTGCTGTTCGTGCTCTTATTGGCTGAGGCTGTGGCTGAGCCTTGGGTTGATAAGTCTCAACCATTGACTTGGACCAATCTGGCGCAGACAAACCAATCGAGTTGTAAATTGAATCAATTACAGGCCACCACTCAGAAGCCTGATTGTTTTGCACGAACACATTCATATAGAACGGGTCTTGCATGTATTTCAGAAACAATACTGACTTATGCGTGTGATCAATCTCATCCTCACGAGTTGAGAGGTACTTGAGCATCTCTTTTTTAGCTTCATCTACAACGTTAAATAGCTTAGGCTTTAGATAACGCTCTGCTGCATTCTGGGGCGGGTCCTGACGCTTTGCACGCTCCTGTGTATCCAAGATGCTGCCTACTAGCTCACCTTCAACCTGGTAGCCGTGCACTTCATCTAATAACTTCTCGACCCTTGCTTTAAGAGTTTGGTTTTCTTTTGCAAGATCGCGGTTGGTATTGATGATCTTCTGAAATCGATTCTCACTACGAGCTGCTTGTGGCACTTGCTCCTGATCTTGAGGTGCTGGTTCAGCGCCCGTTAGGATGCCGTCAATAAGCTCTTTGCCACTTTCTACTTGCACTTCTGACTGTGGCGCAGCTTCTACAGTGTGAACGGCAGGTGCGGGCATCAGCGCGCTCATGTCATAAGCTGCTGGCAACTCTGTCCTAGCGCCTTCGCTTGCATCGATAGTAGGTATTGATGCTGGCACATGGACCGCGCCCTTCACTATTTGCAATACCAGCTCCTCAGGTTCCAACTCCTCCAGCTCTTCTGGATCCTCAAGCTCTTTAGTCACCATTACCGGCTTTGAAGCTTCTGTCTTGGTTGCATCTGGGGCTTTACTTAGATCATCCAATAGCGCTGCTGCCTGGGTTTGCTTTTGGTTTTGACGCTCTAGCTCTTGCTGCTTTGCCAATAGTGCAGCAACTTCAGCGGCAGCTTGTTCTGCCGCTTGCTTCTCTTTGTTTTCTGCAAGCCTTCTATCCAGGTCTTGTTGTCTTGCTAAACGAGCGGTCTCCTTGGCTGCAACGACCTTTAGCCTTTCCTCTTCATCACGAGCTGATTTTTCCGCGGCCTTACGCTGCTTTTCTTCTTCGGCAGCTTGTCTTGCTTTAGATTGCTCAGCCAATTCAATAGCGCGATCTTCCCTGGCTTTATTGCGTCTTGCGGCTGATTCGGCTGCATGCTTTTCATATGCCTCCTTTTCTAGGCGCTCACGCTCACGCTTGGCTTCACGGTCTTGCACCCGCTGAATCGCACCACCATTGGTTAATACTCCAGAACTAAAGTTTTTCACTTCTTGCATCTGCTGTCTCCTCTTTTGATTGTTGTTCTGTACTGCGCTTGTCTCCACCCATTTGCCACATCCGATTCATCGAAAGATCGCTGTTGATATCTACGTATCCCTCCGCTTGCTTTTCTATGTTCGGTATAAATAGATTTGAATCGATACGATCGTCATACCGCAAGAGAGTCTCGTGTAGGAGATTACGGATATGTTCGTAATCCATTCCTCTAGCTTGTAGGTTTTGCATCTGAATTGATAGATTCGTAATCATGGGTAAAACCTTGAGCCAACTCTCTTTGTCTTCTATGCCATCCGGCGCTCCAGTGGTGCCCGCTCTTATGCGTAGATCTACCATGTCAAAGATTCGGTCTTTAGTGAGTGCTGGCCAATCGTAGGTTTTTTCCATGGTCATGACTAGTTCGCCATTGACCATGGTGGCATTAGTACTTGGTGGCCCCATGTAGCGCTCTACTTGCTCTTTGGTCAGTTCTTGTAAAAGAACTTGGGCGCTGTATTGCGCAATCTCTTGTAGCCAATCTTCTATCTGGTCTTTAAATTCGAATACGCGCCCTGATAAGGCTCTTTGTAGAATGTTTGCTTCGGTTGCTGTCTTAGGCCTGACTACTGTGGAGCGCGCAGCATCTTGCAAGCCAGTAACTTGCTCCCAGTCATAACGCACTGCACTGGTGTCATAGACGATGGGGTCGATCTTGGGGTGGCCTCTGGGAATAATCACTTGATTTAGAGGCTTGCCTTCTGTATCAATAATCGTGATCTCGCCAAATCTTGAATCTGAGTGCTTCTTAATGGTCTTTTCATTGATATCGGCTGATGCTACCCACCCCGGAATGCAGAGGTCTCGATGTTGATTAAACCGATCCCTGGCTTCGTTATGCTCATCCTGCAATCGCTCAGTCAGATCAACCAGGCTTGGACCAACGAACTGACCATCGACTACTTGGTATGGCAATAAGAAGAATGGGTACCAGCGCTCTCCGGCTCTTGGTGGGGAGTAAGGTTCGCGTAGCCATTCAGTCGCGCCTTCCACCATCGTATAAACACGCTGGGTAGCTCTATCCCAGATCTCTAGTACCGCTATCTGCTGATCATCTATGACTGAGCCTGAACCAGCATTCATCTGCAATGAGGCTAAGCGTTTGGCTTTCTTATGAGATGGTTCGCCTTGGCCAGGTTG